CATAGACATATTAGATGAGGATGTACCATAATGGCAATTGCAAATTATTTTTACAATAAAACAACCAGAAAGTATGTTGCATTATTTGGAACTTATTTTAATCAGTTAACTATTGAACGAACAGGCACAGCTGGTGAAGATATACAATCCATGATTGTGCCCATAACCTACGCGCCTGTGCAAAAGATGCTTGCTCGAATTAAACAAGATCCTGAATTCGCTAAAAAGTCTGCACTTCAAATGCCTAGGATGTCTTTCGAGATGACAGGATTATCTTACGACCCAGAGAGGAAAACACCTCCTGTTGGAAGAATAAGAAAATCAACAGTGGCAGATGATATTTCAGACCAAAATTTTATGTATGCTGGTACTCCTTATATTATTGAATTTTCATTATATATTATGAGTAAATATACTGAAGATTCTGCTAAAATATTAGAACAAATATTGCCGTTTTTCAATCCTGATTTTACTAGTTCAGTTCGTCTTATTGACGGTATAGATCCTTTTGATGTTCCGTTGATATTGAACGGCGTTTCAATTGAAGATGTTTATGAAGGTACTTTCGAAGAGAGACAGACGCACTTATCAACATTAAATTTCACAATGAAAGGTTGGTTCTTTGGACCAGAACGAAACAAGAAAGTTATAAAATTCGTCGAAGTTGCTATGACTACTGGAGATGACAATGGAGCTAACACTGCATTTGAATTAACCCAAACAACACAGCCTGGTATGACGGCTAATAATGAACCAACAACTGACATAAATGAGACCATTGATTATACATTAATAGATTTTGATGATAATTGGGACTTCATAAAAGTCATAACAGAATAAGGTAGATATCATTATGGGAAAGCGAGAAGATAATAAAGAATCAAAAAGAAATATGATGGCAGATACACTAGGAATAAGACGTCCTGATGAATTAATAGAGAAAAAAGAAAAAGAGTTACCTATGACAATAGATCAAGAACCTGAAAAATCCACAGAGATAGCAATTAGTAATTCTTCGGATGAGATGATAGAAGATATCGATAAAGCAAAAGGTAATGTTCAGAACATAATTACCTATGGCGACAGTGCGTTGGCGGATATGATGGAACTAGCAAAGCAATCAGAATCGCCTCGTGCATATGAAGTTGCTGCATCTTTAATGAAAACGTTATTGGATGCCAACAAAGATTTCGTTTTAATGTCGAACAGAAAACATACTGCAATAGATGAAGCTAAAGGTGGCGGCAATCAAGAAGGACCCAACGTAGTTAACAATAATTTAGTGGTATCAACTACAGACTTATTGAAAATGTTAAAAGGCGATAAGGAAAGCGATAAATAATGGCCGCTATTAAGTCGGAAGGTTATCTAGGTAATACGCATCTTAAGGGGGCGGGAAGTACCACAGAGTGGACTCCTGAAATGATAAAGGAATATGTGAAATGTTCCAAGGACCCAGTATACTTTGCTAAAACCTACATTAAAATAGTCCATGTTGATCACGGTCTCATACCATTCGAGATGTATGATTATCAAGAAGAAATTACAGAAAAAATATTTAGAGCAAGACGTGTTGCTGTATTGACAGCACGACAAGCAGGTAAGACAACGACTGCCGCAGCTGTAATACTTCATTATATTTTATTCGACGAACAAAAGACAGTAGCAATATTGGCAAACAAAGGTGATGCAGCAAGAGAAGTATTAGGAAGAATACAACTTGCATATGAAGCATTGCCCAAATGGATGCAACAAGGCGTTAAGGAATGGAATAAAGGTAGTCTTGCACTAGAGAACGGTTGCAAAATATATGCAGGCACAACATCTTCATCTGCAATTCGTGGTAAATCAATATCATTCCTATATTTGGACGAAGTTGCATTCATTGAAGGTTATGATGAGTTCTTCGCATCTGTTTATCCTACAATTTCATCAGGTGAAACAACAAAACTATTAATGACTTCTACTCCGAATGGATTAAATCATTTTTGGAAAACTTGCAAAGGCGCTGAAGAAGGAACAAACGGTTATGAGTTTGTTAAGGTTATGTGGAGTGATGTACCTGGAAGAGGAGATGCTTGGAAACAAGAAACTCTTGAAGCGCTAGATTTTGACTTAGAAAAATTCGCGCAAGAATATGAAGGTAGTTTCCTTGGAAGTTCTGGTACTTTAATCGATGGTGCAAAATTAAAACAGATGTTGCATTCAAGACCTATACAAGAAAGAGAAAAGGTGTATCAATATTTTGCGCCGGTTCCTGAATCTACATATGCTTTAATAGTAGATGTATCCAGAGGTAAGGGTTTAGATTATTCTACATTTAACGTTATAGATATTACAAAAATGCCTTATCAGCAAGTTTGCGTTTTTAGAGACAATATGATAGGACCTGTGGATTTTGCATCAGTAATTTTCAGAGTTGGGATGATGTATAATGAAGCTGCAGTTTTGATTGAAATAAATGATATCGGAGAACAAGTTTCTGACGTTCTTCAAATGGATTATGGTTATGAAAACTTACTATTCACAGAGAACGCGGGTCGAGCAGGAAAAAGAATATCAAGCGGATTTGGTAAAAGATCAGATAATGGTATAAGAACAACCAAATCTGTAAAAGCAGTAGGTTGTTCCATAATCAAAATGTTAATAGAACAAAATCAACTTGTGATATGTGACTACAATACAATACAAGAATTATCTAGATTTTCAAAAAAAGGTAATTCATACGAAGCGGAAAGTGGTTCTCATGATGACTTGGTCATGAATTTAGTTCTGTTTGCGTGGTTGTCAGATCAGGCGTATTTTAAGGAAATGACTGATATAAATACACTAATGAAATTACGCGAAAAGACAGATGAACAAATAGAACAAGATTTATTGCCCTTTGGGTTCATAGATATGGGTGATGATGACGTAGATGATTCAGGTTTTGCTCCGATACAGCGGGAAGAAGCTTGGTTTTAAACAAATTGTGGATGTTATAAATACAATTAGAAATAATAGAAACTGATTAACATTTAACATATAATAATAAAGGAGAAGAATATGGCTTTTTCCGTAAGCCCTTCAGTAATCATCCGTGAAATAGACCAGTCGGCTTCAGTGCCGTCAATAGCTACTTCACCGGCCGCGATTGCAGGCGTTTTTAATTGGGGTCCCGTAAACGAACCCATCTTAATAACATCAGAAGACAATTTGGTTGCACGTTTTGGCGCACCAACAGACACAACTTATGAGACATTTTTTGCAGCTGCAGACTTTCTTTCATATTCAAATGCATTATACGTAGCGCGTGCTGAATTAGCTGGCGCAGCACAAGCAAGTGGTACTTTCTTCAAAGGTAAGTACTTAGGAACCAAAGCCAACGATCTTGACGTATCTTTTACCGATACAGCAGATTACGAACAGACAATAGCTTCTGTTGGTGAATTAAGTCAAAGTGGAGATGGCACAAGTGATAATATTATATCTTTTAATACTAATTCACTTGTATGGGATCAATCTAGTTCTTTTCCTGTTGGAACCTTTGCTGTCGGTGATGTCATAAGATTAGGTAACGATTCTGTGGGATATCAAGAACTTACAATTTCTGCTATTGAAACTGAAATTGCTGTTGCTTCTTATTACGTAAATGAATTGACTTTTGCTAGTAATTATAGATTAGCAGAAAGCGATTTATCACTTCTTTCAATTACAAAGAAATGGGGTTATGCTTCATCTTTCGCAAAAGCGCCTGATGCAGGACACAGACATATTGTAGTTATTGATAGAGCTGGTAATATAACAGGTAATGCAGGAACAATCTTAGAATTGTATAATAACGTTTCTGAAACTCCAGGTGCTACTAAATCAGATGGTAGAGATAACTTTATATATGATGTTATCTTAAACAGTTCATCATGGATAACTCCTACTGATACGACAGCTGATGACTTAATTACTTCTTTATCTGGTACTGGAAGAAATTATTCTTCATTAACTTCTGGAAATGATGGTGTAGCTTCTGGTGTTCCTACGACTGAAGCAAATGTTACTTTGGGTCCTCTTGCTCTTGCGTATGATACATTTATCAATGCTAATGATATTGATATATCCTTTATTCTTCAAGGAAAAGGTGATGCAGGCGCAAATCTTGCTAATTATATTGTTGGTAACATTGCAGAAACTAGAAAGGATTGTGTTGTTTATCTGTCTCCTTCTAAAGAAGCGGTTGTTGATGAATTGAAAAGTAACTCTAAAATGACTAATGCTATTGCATATCGTAATTTAGTACAGAGTTCATCTTACTGGTTCATGGACAGCGGTTATAAATATCGCTACGACAAATACAATGACAAATATCGTTGGGTTCCTTTGAATGGTGATGTCGCAGGTCTTGCTTCAAGAGTAGAACCTTACGAATCACCAGCTGGTTTCCGTAAAGGAATAATTAAGAATGTTGTAAAATTGGCATTCAATCCAAGCAAACCTCAGCGTGATCAATTATATAGCTCTGATATCAATCCTGTAATGTCTCAGGTTGGTCAAGGTGTCGTATTATTTGGTGACAGAACAGGCAATCCTATTGAAAGTGCATTTAGTTTCTTGAACGTCCGTAGATTATTCATTGCGGTTGAAAAGGCTATTGCCAGTGCTTCACAAGGTTTCCTATTCGAACTTAATGATACTTATACACAAACACAGTTTAAAAATATCGTTGACCCGTTTTTGAGAGATATTCAAGGCCGTCGTGGTATTATCGACTTTACTGTTATATGTGATTCTAGAGTAAACACACCAACTGTTGTCGACCAAGGTCTATTTAAAGCGCAAATCTTTATAAAACCGGCACGTTCCATTCAAGTAATTGAACTTACCTTTGTTGCTACACGCAGCGGAATCGAGTTTGAAGAAATTGTCGGTTCAGTAAATTAAGTTGATCCGGATTATGTTTATATAACTAAATGATAAATAATAAATAACAACAAATAAAAATAATAAGGAGAATGTGGCATGGCCGGATTCAACATAAATGAGTTTAAATCACAGTTAGTTGGTGGTGGCGCTCGTCCAACTCTATTCCAAGTTCAAATAATAAATCCTGTAAATCCAGGCGCAGACTTTAAAGTACCATTTATGGTCAAGGCTGCAGGTATTCCTGCTTCAACTGTTGGAGTTTATACAGTTCCGTATTTTGGTCGTCAGATTAAATACGCAGGAGATAGAACATTTGAAGATTGGGAAATAACAGTAATAAACGATGAAGATTTTGCAGTTCGTAATGCAATGGAAGCATGGATGGATGCAATAAATTCACACGATGCTAATACTAGAGCTTTGCCGCAAGATTACAAGTCAAATGCAATCATTACTCAGTTTAGTAAAGATGGTTCTCCAATACGCTCATATGTATTCGAAGGTATTCATCCAGTAAACATTGCTGGTATTGAAATGTCTTGGGAAACAGTTGATACTATTGAAGAATTCGGTGTTACTTTCCAGTATGATACATGGCGCGTTGAAGGTACTACAGGAATTCCAACAACTTAATTTATGATCGATTTTTGAAAGGAAGTATTATATGAAGATTCTTGGTTTTACGATAAACAGAGAAGGTGATGGTGATGTAAAAACTCCATCTTCCTTCACAGAACCACAAAATAATGACGGTGCAATTACGGTAGGAAATGCAGTTGGCGGATCCTACAATACTTCTCTTGATATGGAAAGTACTGCTAAGACAGAATCGGAACTTGTCACGAAATATCGTACAATGGCAATGCAGCCAGAACTTACAAACGCAATTGATGAAATTGTGAACGAAGCGATCAGTGTTGATTCTAATGAGAATGTCGTTGAAATAGTCCTCGAAAAAACAAATTTGCCTGATAAAGTTAAAGAAGCAATAACTCAAGAATTTAAAAACGTACTAAAGTTATTCGACTTCACTAATAAAGGTTATGATATATTTACCAAATTTTATATTGACGGCCGATTAAATTACCACATAATAATTGACGAAAATAAATTATCAGAAGGTATAGTAGAACTACGCTACATTGATCCTAGAAAGATAAAATTAATCCGAGAAATGGATATTAAAGGAAAAGATGCAGCAACTGGAATACCTTTGAAAGTTGTGAAAAACGAATTTTACATGTATTCAGAAACTGGTTATCAGGCTACTGGTATGACAGGCGGCAGTGCCACAGGTTTCAGAATTGCAAAAGATTCAATCGCCAGAGTCACATCTGGAATAATGAACGAAAATAATGCTTTGGTTCTTGGCCACTTACACCCCTCAATAAAACCTCTTAACCAATTACGTATGCTTGAGGATGCCACAGTTATATACACTTTAACTCGCGCACCAGAACGTAGAATCTTTTATATTGATGTTGGTAATTTACCCAAAGCAAAGGCCGAACAATATCTTCGCGACATGATGACAAGGCACAAAAACAAATTACAATATAACTCGACCACTGGTGAAATGACCGATGCTCGTAAAATGATGACAATGACTGAAGATTTTTGGTTCCCGAGGCGTGGCGGTGAAAGATCAACTGAAGTAGATACATTACAAGGTGGTTCGTCACAGGCCTTAAGTTCAGACGAAAATATGCAATATTTTCAACGTAAATTGTATAAGTCATTAAAAGTTCCACTTTCAAGATTAGAACCTGAATCAAGTTACTCTTTTGGTCGTGTATCGGAAATCACTAGAGACGAAGTTAAATTCAGTAAATTCATAAGAAGAACAAGATCTAGGTTCTCTGAAATCTTTAATATAGTACTCGAAAAACAATTAGTTTTAAAAGGTGTATTAGATCCTAACGAATTTGCAGATTTAAAAAATGACATAGGTTATGACTTCATTAAAGAATCATATTTTGAAGAACTCAAGGAAGCAGAAATTATTCGGGAACGTTTGAATACCATGAGAGAAATGGATGAATATGTCGGCCGTTATTATTCTGAAGCTTGGGTTCGTAAAAATATTCTTATGCAATCAGAAGAAGATATTAAAGAAATTGACGAGGAAATTGCAAGCGAAGTAGAAAAAGGCGATAACTTGGATGACTTCGGTGTAGACATTTAAAATGCACAGAAATTTAATATATTTAGGAGTTTAAAAAAATGAGAATTACAGTAGCATGTCCAGAACAATTACAAGCAGATTCTAATCAACTGGCAATGGCGTTGGCCTTGAGTGTCGCCGATGTAGATACATATAAAGATCTATCGTGGCAGGACGCCGATGGTAACTTATATGCTGT